CGGGTGAGATCGCGCCTGGAAGCAACGCGCGGATTGCGGCAGCTCCGTTACGTAGCGCAGCGACGGTCAGCGTTCTGCCTGCGATCGCGTCCGACACCTAGCGGCGCCCGGCGGCGGCGGCAACCGTTGTCGATAAGCAGGTCGCGCAACCGCACGGCCGTCTTGCTCATGTCACCACCGGCGAGCAGGAGACCCGACGTCGTCATCCGCGAAGCCCCGGTCGCGTTCCCGAAACCGGTAGCCGGCGGCGAAGGAAGGACTTTCTGAGCCCCTGAGCAGCTCTTCGGGGCGATACGCATACGGGTCGTAATCGCTGCGATAGAACCGGTCCGGTCGTCGGGAGCGGGCCGCTGGGGCAGCGATTACGGGGTAGGCGAAGGTCAGTGCCAGCGCGTCACCGTCGTCCGGCGACGCGACACCGGGGCGCTTCATGTCCTCCTTGCGCTCGAGGATGATCGCGTCGCGACCGTCGCGCAACACATAGCCGTATTCGATCCCAGTCAGATCCGCGATCAGTTCGGGGTCGCCGTCGATCGCGCCGCCCTGGAGCCATTCCCGCAAATTGCTCCACATCTCGGCGCGCTTATTTGCATAACCGATCGCCCGATCCTGCCCCACCGGCGCGCGATCGGATTTGGCTCCGAATTGAACCTCCGTCACCCTGAGCCCAATTTGGCGGCAGCGGTCGACGACCCCGCCGCCGACGCCGCCGCCGTCGACGAAGATTGCATCGACCCGGTGCCGGGCGCTCTCGTCGGCAATCCGCGCCGCAAGCTCCATCGTATCGACGCCGCGCAGCTTGATCGGTGGAATGCTTCTGGCGTCGCGGCCTTGCCGAAACCGAATGATCGAGGCGTCGTCGCCGAATCGGGCCACGTCCACACCCAAAATCAACGGCTCGTCGCGTACCCGATAGACATCGCGCCGGGTGGCTTCTTGGACCAGTTCCGACGAAATGAACTGCATCGAGCCAGCGTGAGGGAACACCCCGCGCACCCGCACCCGGACGAAGTCCGAGTCCTCGCCGTAATCCAGGACCCACTGGTCAAGCAGCGCCTTATTGGTACCCTCGACATGGCGGCTGTCGATATGGCCGTGGTCCCAGCGGTGGCGAAAACGCCCGAAACATTCCCGAAACCGGCCGCTGTTCCGGGTCGGGTTGCCGAAGGCGAGCCAGATGATCTCCGTCCCTTCGTCGGTCAGGGCCCCTTCAGACACCTCCCAGATCTTGTCGCTGATCGCCGAGGCTTCGTCGAAAATCAGGATGACGCGGCGCCCCTTGTTGTGCAGCCCGGCAACGCTTCGGTGTTTTCTTCGCTCCAAGGGATTGCGTCCGCCCGCCAAAGCCGCTCGCGATCCGCCTGAGCCGAAAAGACGGCTGTCGCGGTCGGCTTGAACCACGCCCGGTTTATCATCAGCCGGAGCCACTTTGTCACCTCCGGCCAGGTTTTCGTGCGCAGCTGCGAATCCGTATTCGCCGTCACGACAACGCGCGCATTCGGCATCGTCGAGAGGCCCCATAAGATCACCCATGCAGCCACCGTCGACTTCCCGATGCCGTGCCCGCTCGCCCGCGCCATCAGGATCGGCGACAGATCGCCGATCTCGGCGCCCTCGCGAAGCCGCCGGCCGAGTTCGGCGAGCAGCGCGCGCTGCCAGTCGCGCGGTCCGGGCGCATCAGCAAGCTCTGTCCGGGGCTCGCCCCATGGGAAGGTGAAGAGAACAAAGCCGAGCGGATCGTGCCCGTAGGATGCGACCTGCTCGATCAGAGCTTGATGCGGGTCGCTAGCCACTTTTGTCCACTAATCTCGGCATCGTCACGGGAAGCGGAGTGACCGTTCCGGCGGATCTCGCGAGCGCACGCTGTCGCGCCGCTTCGAGCCGGTCCGCTAAGTTGTCGCTCACATCGTGCTCGACCACCGCCCGGTCCTTGAAGCGCTCGGGACGCCGGGCCTTGAGCAGCGCCAGCATCAACGCGTCGGAATATCGCCGGATCGCGAGCGGCTGCCCGTCATCGTCCCGCACGACCTTGCCGGCGCTCACCAGCGGTTCTTGCACACCGTTGACCGCCCGTCGCCAAGCTTCCGCCTCGAGTGCATCGGCGGCCGTTTCTTCCGCCCACTCCCACGCCTTGGCAAACGCCGCATCACGCTTGCGCAACTCGTAGACCCGCGTCCGGCTGGTGCCGGCGATCTCTACCGCGACGCTGACGATCCCGGTCTCGGCGAGGGCCTCAAGAAACCGCTTCTGGCGGTCCCTGGTGAGCTTAAGCTTCTTCATTGGGCTACCGCAACTCGACCGGCTTCCCGGCGCGTATGGCGCGCCGGATCGTGTCCTCGGTCCCGCCGGTCCGATCGGGCGCAACGAATGCGATGATCAGATCCGAATCGTCGACTACGCGCTGGTTGCGCGCGTAGAACCGCTCCGCAGCTTCCCACCGGGAATGCGCTCCCCCGAGGTCGGGCGTGTGAACGATGACCTCGAGCCCGCACGCGCGAGCAGCCTGCTCGGCCCAGCTGTCCGGGCCTTCCGCGCCGCCGGTGATAACCACCGTTCCCACCGGGAGACCAGCGACGGTAGCCTCGATCGTCTCTCGGTCGATCCGCCGCCGGCTCCCCACCATCCCGACCCTCACGTTACAGTCCCGGTGATCCACACGAACGCCGACGCCGACGACCCGAGCCGACGTAGCGCGGTCAGAGATTCCTCGACATGCCATCCCGAGGTCGCAAGATCGTCGACCAGGATCATCGAGCCCCACGGATCGGCGATCCGCACCAGTGGCGGCAGCTTGGCGAACTCCTTCGGGTGACTGACGCCGGAGCACGGCCGATCAGCGAAGACCTGCCGGAACGGGAGGCCGAGCGCCTCAGCGACGGCCTGGGCGATCTGCTTACCGAGGCAATTCGGCCGGCGCGAATGCCCGCAGGGGACGCTTGTGATCGCGTCGGCGACCCGCTCGCCGCGGATGATCCCGACGGTCAGCCGGTTCGCATTCGGCATGTCGGCCGCCGTGAACGCGATGCCCGAGCGTTCCAGCCCGAGCAGAAAGTGCGCATCGCGGGCGAGGCGGTCTAGTTTTGCGATCACCAGAGTCGCCCTCCGCAAACGGCATTCGGTCAATGCCCGCGCGAGTTCCGGCCGATCGCTGTGCTTGCCGCTCTCGACCTCGACGAACTCCGCCAGTGGTGTCACGCCGAACCCGGCGAGATAGGATGCGACCGCCGCCCGCTGCGCCTCGATACCAAGCCCGGAGCGGCCTTGGCGATCGGTCGAAACCCGGAGATAGGAAACGAAACTGTCGCCCACGGGTTCCTGTATTTGTCCCCGTGCCCGTCGTGAGACGCGCGACCCGTGGATGGACCGATAGTGGCCGGCTATTTCGGAAACATCGAAGCCCTTGAGAGGCCTCTGGCGCTCAAGGGCTTCAATTTTCGTCCCGCGCTAAATCTGCCGGGCTTTGTCGAGTTCGGGGAAGCCACTTTTCGCGCCGGGGCTGGCGAGGCGGAGCGACCGCACCACGAGGTTGGGCTCCTCGGTTCGCTTCTCCGTCGACCGATGGTCTACCGGCGCAACGATATCGCCTGGGTTGCCGCTTGCGCCTGGCGCGCCGGCGCCAAAGCTGATGACATCGCCGCCCTGAAGCGGGCGAAGCGAGAACTCGACCGCCGCCTGATCGAGGGCGCTGCCGAATTGGTCGCCACCCTTGTCCGTCTGGCGATGGTCGCCGAGGAAGAGCGACGGGCAATTTCCGAGCGCACCAAGGCGGCGCTCGCCGCCGCTAAGGCGCGGGGCGTGAGGCTCGGCGGTCGGCCGGAGAGTCTGAAGAACACGGAATTAGGCCGGCAAAGAGCGATGGAAGCTCGACGCGCCAAGGCTGCGGCGCGGGCGGGGGATCTGGCACCGGTCATCGAAGCCATCCGCGCGCAGGGAATTACGAGCGCAACTGGCATCGCGAAGGCGCTCAACGAGCGGGGAATCCCCACAGCTCGCGGCGGCAAATGGCAGGCCGTGCAAGTGCAGCGGCTTCTCATGGCGTAACCCGGTCGGAGCCGGCGCTATCGCCCCACACGACTCGCTCTTGGCGGCACCCATCGGCGGGCGGGGTCTGCGAAACTTCGCTCGTCCATCAACACGTGTAGCAGACGCACCTAGCGTATTGTGATATCTTCCCTGTCGTGGCGAAGCAGAGCCGGTCTTCATGTCGCTCGGGATCGTATTCAAGGGGCCGGAAGGTATCGTGCTTGCCGCTGACAGTCGTATCACGATTACAGTACAGCAGCACGCGATCCCGACGTCTCAACAACCAAATCCCCCAATCATTATAACGCCAGCCTTCTACGATAACGCCTCCAAGTTATTAAAAGTAGAGGGCCAAGGATATCTTGGTACAGTGACCTATGGCATTGGCACGATCGGCATTGATCGACCACGAACAGCCGCGAGTTTCCTGCCGGAGTTTGAGAAGGACTTAGCGGCCGGAAAATCTCATCCGCAGCGATTGTCGGTCAACGAGTTCGCGAAGCGACTCGGCGATTTTTTTCATCGCCAATGGCAGGCGGCGTTCATGCCGTCGGGTCATGGGGACATGATATTTGTTGTTGGTGGATATAATGAAAATGAGGCGTATGGCCGTGTCTATGAGTTGTCCGTTCCGACAAATCCTGCTCCTACCGAGCAAAATGCAAACTCTTTCGGGCTTACATACGGTGGACTGACAGACATAACGTCACGAATATTGACTGGAATTGACCCAGCACCCCTTTCTATTATTGGAAATTTATTAAATCTTTCTCCAAGTCAGTCTGCGATGATGTCAAACGCAATTGCTTCGCAGCGCCAACTGCGAATCCCCTATCCATCCCTCCCATTGCAAGACTGCGTCGATCTTTCAATTTTGTTGATAAAGACGACAGCACAATTGATGGGTTACACGATGGATGTCCGGGGTGTTGGAGGTCCGATCGATGTCGCTACCGTAACGCGCATAGACGGCTTCAAATTCGTGCAATCGAAGCAAATCCACGGAGAGGGAACAAGACCATGATTAATCGCCGACAAATCTTGCGTGCCGCGCCGTTTATGGCGCTCACACCGGCAGCCCTTTCAGCACCAAGCATGGCGCAGGCCATCTCTGCCGAGGACCGGCAGACACCCCTAATATCGGTCGCGACCGAGACGCATAATGCGACTGATAATTGGCGGACGGGTGTTCGCAATATGAAGGTATTGCCATCGTATTCAATGGAAGGCAAGAACGTTACAATTGGCAATGCGGTGAAAGAGTGGTCCTACACAAATACCGTATCAACCTCGCATTAGACCGCGATCTCCCACAGATCGAACCGGCCATGCTGCGGGTCTTTGACCGACCGCAGAATGCCGCGTTTGCGCTGCCAGCGGACAAGCGCACCGCACCGCCGGGTGAACAGTTGTAGGAGCGCCGCATCTGCCGTGTTCAGACCGCGCTCCGCCATGACGTGCCGGGAAGTTCCTTGGTTGTCATCGGTCGTGGCGCGTCGCATAGGCCGAAAACCGTGTTCGAAAGGGTGACTGTCACCAACTCGGGCCGCCCGCCGTCGCCCGCGGTGATTGATCGTGTGGTTGCCGAGACCCCAGCGAGATGGCACGGCCCTCCGGCGCCGGGAATGCGATGGCCGACTGGTGCGGACGCTCGCACCCTTCCCCTCACGCGCGCGGGTGTGTTCCGCGTGTCCTGTCTGCTTGGCTTCGTCCGGGTGGGTCCGAAGCCGGGAATTCCATAAAGGCCTCTCCGTCGCACATCCTGTGCGGACCGAAAGCCATGGCAATACAAACCGGCTCTGCTCATTTATAGCATGCGATCAGAACGGTTGACTTCATTGCTTGTCCTCCGACATCGGCCGGATCTAGTTTTTTGTCCGATTGTGCAAGAGAATAATCGACTTGGTGCGCGTCGAGGAAGTCCCTTATAATGCTGCTCTTAATAGCGAAATTAATATTTTGTGGTAGGCTACCTGTCAATTGTGCGACAGCCAACTCATTTATGCGAGCGGAAACAATCCCGACCACATTCCCACTTAGATCGAGGAGCGGACCACCACTGTTTCCCGGCTGGACCGGAGCGGTGAGTTGAAGATAGCGACTGTCGTCATTTATCCCGGCCAGCGCCGATACCGCTCCGGTTGTGACTTGCGGGCTCGTAGCCAGCAGCCCGGCGTAGGGGAACCCCAGCACGACGACCCCGTCGGCCGGACGAATGCCTTTACCCTCGCGAAGCCGCAAGGGTGCGATCCCGGTGGCGGAAGAGTGGACAACAGCCAGGTCGTTCCGTTCATCGGTGAAAGTCGGGGTGCCGCCCTGCTGAATGCCGGGAATGCGGAGCCGCAGCGTCGAGCAATCTTTCACCACATGATAATTCGTCAGAAAATCCCCCGAGGTATTGATCGCGAATGCCGTCCCGGTGGCGGCGGGGTCAGGTTCCAGGATTCGGGGCCGTTGCTCCTCACGAGCAGCGACCTGTGGCGGTGAGGGTTGCGAAGTCGTTCCGCCTTCGCCGCTTATTGATCCAACCTGAGGCTGCTGCGATTGCCGAGCGACACTCTGTGAACTTGTCGAAACCTCGGCTTTTACGGCAGCCGCGTCCGAATCACCGAGAAAGCCTGTGACGGCTCGGCCGCGGGCAGTTTGCCAGGCGACAATTCCCGCACGGGTGTCGGGACCATAGACGCCGTCAACAGGACCCGGCGGTATGAAGCCGAGCCGCTGGAGATCGCTCTGGAGTTCCACATGTTGATTGACGGAGCGGTCGGCCTCCTCGCGGGCGGCTCCTGTCAGCCGGGAGACCCATGCCTGGCGCATCTTCTCGTATCCGGCCCGGACACAATCGCGTGCTTGCCGTACCTCGGCGGTTATCACGCCGGCCTTCGGCAGCCCGCACTGGTCTTGCACCTGATCGATGAAGGTGAGGTCTTCTTCCTTCAGGAAGGGTCGTTCCGAAGGGCCGAGTTGCTGAAACAGCGCCCAATAGGCCTGGCCGAAACGCAAATCGAGGCGCGACAAATCGGAGTCGGCACAGATCAGCAGCGTGAGCGGCGTGGCGGCTTTGCCGCAGTCGTAACTTGGCCCGACGCGACCGTTCGCCGCAGCCTCAGGCGGTGGCGAGGGCGAACCTGAGCTGGCGGCAACCCCGTAGAAACGGAGGTAAGCAACCCGTGCCTCGCCAGCCCGCTTGAAACACTCCTTGATTGATGCAGGCACCGGACTTGGGGGTGGGCGATTCGGCGGCACGCCACAGGCGGTCGCATACGATCGAACCCATTTCCTTTGGTCTTCCCAGAGGGCTGGCCACGCCTGCTCGCCGATTCGTGCTCGCGCCTCGTTGATCGCAGCCTGTCTCTCGTCAGCAAGCTGCATCAATTCGGGGTCGCTGCAAATTACAAGGGTTGGTGGAAACTTTACACCGGCACAATCAAAGGCAGTAGCTGTCCCGCTCGCGAGAACCATCGAGAGGACCAGGGCGATGAGCCACATCCAAGTTCTCCGATACCCAACTGAGAAGTGGCTTCGAGACACGTTGAGTGCTAGTCGGAAAAATCCTTACTTGGTCGTCGGATGGCATCGCCGGCGGAACACGCGGGACACCTGCGCGCGCGAGGGGGCGCCAGTCTGACGCCACGGAGCCGCTCACGGTGGCGCTGAACCCCATCTACAAAGGCGGCAAATACCGGGACATTTCACCGTCGCGGGGAGGCGGGACAAAAGCGGGACAAAGCACCGGCGATGTCCCGCCCTCGGTCCCGCCGCGGCGGCGGTTATTTTTCTTCTAAATCAGCCGGGTAGGGTGAAGACAGACGGGACAGACCGGGACATGTCCCGCTTTGTCCCGCCGGCATCTCAGACGGGACGGGACGGGACATATCCCTTTAGGGATGTCCCGCCTTGTCCCGGTGCCCCGACCTGACACGGCAAGGCTGCTGTTAGACATCGGCGACGACCCAACAGAAGTCGGCATGCAGGCCGATCACCCCAGCCGCTTGAAGCTGTTCCCGGACCCGCTGGAACGCCTTTTTTCGAGCTTCTGGAGTCTGCTTGTCGCTCGCCGTGCCGGCATAATAGTAGCCGCGCCAAGTTTCGACATCGACGCCGCGGGCCGATGGCGGAATGTGATTGCTCGTCGGCGCATTCTTTCCGGCTTCGGCGGTGGCACGACGAAGCGTGTCCAGTGCGATCTTGCTCGCGGCTGAGAGCCGCGGTTTTGCCGTCCGGCGCGGAGTCGCCTTGTCGTCGTCCTTCCCCAGTTCGACCCGGCGCAGCGTGAACGCGATCGCGCCTTCCGTCGGGCCGTCGCGCTGCTTCGTGACGGTCACGGTCGAGATGCCGCTCGCAGAGTCGCGCAGCACCTCGATTTCGGTGTCTACTGCGCAACGCAGCAGGCTGTGGCCGCGCGATCCGCGTGCTGTTTCCTTGCCGGTGTGGTGTACGGCCAGCACGTGGCAATGCAACTCGGCACGCAGCCGATCGAGCGAGCAGACGAGCGCACCCATGTCGTCCGGCGCGTTCTCGTTGCCGCCAGCGAGGACCCGGGAAACGGTATCGATTTCGAGGAGGACGGGATCGGCGCCAAGGTCTGCGGCGCGGATCGCCGCGATCAGCCGGTCGAGATCGCCGCTCGTGGCGTGACAAAGATCAACCGAGCTTGTCACGACGACAAAGGGGAGCTCGACGATCCCACTAACGTGGCGCCATGCAGCGACCCGGTTGATGATGCCGGTGCCGGCTTCCGCAGCGACATAGACGACGGGACCTTGCGCGACTGGGCGGCCGAACCAATCGAGCCCGGCGGCTGTGTGGAGCCCGAGGTCGAGCGCTAGAAAAGTCTTGCCGCATCCGGCCTCGCCGAAAATCTCCGAAATTTGCTCGCGTTCCAAGATGCCGCGCACCAGCGGCCGGCCGGTCAGCCGGGCGGTAATGTCAGCATAGCGGATCAGTGTGATGGGGTTGCGGTTGGGCCGCTTACCGGCCGCATCCCCGCGGTTGGGCCGCAGCGCCGTGGTCCATGTCTCATCGGCTGCGGCGCGCGCGTCGCGCTTAGCCATCGTCCGCCCAGTCGCCGACCGGTGGCGCGATGATCCTCGCCTTGCGCCCGGCAGCGCACCAGCGAGCCGCCAGCTTGGCGGCTGCATCCATGCCGGGCGCGCCCCGATCGGCGGCGATTGTAAGAGCCTCGATCCCACCCAGCACCGGGAAAGCGCCGAGGTTGCCGGCGGGGCCGCACGCCCAAACCGGGCGCAGTTCTGACTGATGGATTGCGATCCCGGTTTCGGCGCCTTCGCAGAGGGTCAGCCCCAGGGTCGGCTCGTCGAAGGCCGAGAGCATGACCGCGGCGCCGCCCGCCCGGCCGGTAACGGTCTTGGCCTTGCGATCGCGCAGCCGATCGCGGCCATCGGGCCGCAGGAAGATGTTGATGATGCCGCAGGCCTCGCCAGTGCGAACGTCGGACAGCCGGGCGAGCAGCGCCGGCTGAAGCTCGAACTCGCCGGTCGGGCTCCGGCGCATTCGTCGCGCGGCGAAGCGTAGCACCCGGCCGGTGGGATCGGCGAAAACGAGCCCGCGGTTTGCGAGGTAGATCTCGGCGAGCGTGGCGGCGATCGGCCGCGCCGTCCACCATGGGTAGCGCCAGCTGCCGGGATCGTCCGGCGGGTCGATGGACTGCCGTGGCGATGCCAGGCGGTGCGGCAGCTCGGCCGCGCCGTCCTCGATCCCAAGCCAACGGCGCGCCCATGCCAGCGCGTCGCCCATTCCGAGCCCGAGACAGGTGCGAACCAAGTCTAGCGCATCGCCGCGCTCGCCTGTGGCGAAGTCGCACCACACGCCCGCCTTGGCGCCGTGGAGATGGACTCCGAGCGACGAACCCGGCTCGCCTCGTACATTGCCGGCGCGCCATTCGTGGCCTTCGCGGTGGCCACCGGGCAGCAATTCGCCCGCCAAGGACTCGATGCGATCGGCGAGCCAACGCGAGATCTCGGCCGGGGTCAGCTCGGTGGCCATAAATCGTCAATCCGGTCATTGGCGATCGGAACCGAATCGGGCCGCATCGGTGCGGGCGTCTCGTAGGACACGCTACGGCGCGGTTGTCGCGGCTGGGCGCCTGTATCGGCTGCCGCCGATCGCGCGTCCTGTGCGCCTTGGGGCGGCTTCTCGACCGCTTCGCAGACGAACAGGTGGTGCGACGGTTCTCTATCGCTCTGCCGATCCCGGTTTTCGAGGATCAGCACTTTCACGCCGCCCCATCGTCCGACGAAGTAGGTGTCGCCCGCAGCCGAGGTCTTTGCCCACAACCTGCAGGCTTTGAGAGTCGGCGCGCGAGTCATCGCCACCTCGGTGCTGGCACCGGGCCGCCGGTCGTGCTATCGGATCGGGATCGCCGCTCAGCGATGCCCGATCCGGCTCCGGTTGCGCCCGCCAGCGCACCGGGGCCGTTCTGTGTCGGCACTTGCTAAGGTGCTGCAATGGGCGCGGTGCGGCGGCGCGACGTTGGCTCATGCGCCGATGGCAGCGGGGTCGCCGGCCGCGGGCATGCCGCGTCCGCCTCGGAGGTTGAACGGATCACCGGCCCGAGCTGGGCCCGTGCCCAGTCGAGCGCATCACCCCAGCGATATAGCGGCACCCGGTTGAAGCGGCGAAAGGGCGGCCCGCCGCCGCGCACAGCCTTGGTCGCGAGGGTCGCCTTCGAGATCGGGAACCCCGCCTCGCTCAGCGCTGCGGCGCATGACTCGCGCCGCAGCAGCGTGTCGAAATCAGCAGGAAGCGCCATTGCTATTTCCAAATTTGTTAGCAACGGCGCGAGGCTGACCGCAATTTCGGACCCCCGGCAGAGGGCGCGAAATAAAACCTAACCTAATGTTTTTTTGGAGAAAAAGGACCCATCATTCTGCAACCAAGGGCGCGACGGATGAGCGTAGACCTTACGCCAGAAGCGGCGATTCTGCTCCGCCGTACGTCTGAGCCGCGGCCTCGAGGGATCTCCGGCGAGTCTAAGCGCGACCAGCCGACCCGCTTGACGCGGAGGATAATATCGCCTGCGTGCCGGGACGGTCGAACCCGCGGTGGAGCGAGTGCGGCACGCCCCGGGCGCTCCGCCACAACAGCTCGCAGATCAATTGTGCGGTAGGATTTCTTTGGCGTGGCCATCGCCCCGTATCCTTTTGCCAAGCCACCGAGACGATCAAGGCGCAATATTCCCGCGCATCGGGCCCGGCAGCGGAGTCCGGATAGAACTTGCATCGCCCCTGTTTTCGCGGCATTCGCGCGCGTGCCGCCGCCGCCAAGCGCCCGATGTGTGACAGGTTCAGCGGGTGGAGCAGCGGGTTCAAGGTCCGCGCTATCGCCGCCTCGCCGTTGGTCAGCAGCCCGCGGATTCGCAGATCTACCAATTCCCGGAGCAGCTGTTCTCGGGCGGCTGGAGCACGCGGCCGCCTCGCGAGAGCCTGGATGCGTTCGAGACGCGCATGCAATTCGGGACTCGTCGGATAGTCGAGCTCTTTCCCGATTGTGAAAGACAAATGCGGACACATCAGCGCGGCATAAGCCACCGTCAACGGTCGACGTGCGAGTTCCGCCAGTTCCGGCGGCAATAACTCTCTAGCCATAGAGGCGGCATGTCGCCGCAATCGGCGACACGGAATTTATCGGTGCGCGACAGCGAGAATTCCTGCGCCGGACCCTGTAAGCGAAATCCCAAAAAATCATCGGAAAAATCAGATTCAGGCCCCTCCGGGCGTACGGTGTTCCCTCGAGGTCGATCGCATCGACGTGCCCACCCCGCTCCCGATTACAGCCGGACGCATCGAGGGCCGATGTTTCGGGGCGCAAGCGCTCAGCTCCGCGTCTCGCTCCGACAACGCTGTCGCGCTATCTGGCACCGTTCCGTCGCGCCGGCCCTCTTCCTCAGGCATCGCCTACTGCACCGCCCGGCGCAGCGGTATGATCGCGGCATCCGTTCGCCCCTCGCCCATTAGCTCGGCCGTGCGTTCCGCCACCGCGTCGGCGGCGGCGAGCAGCACGGCGTCGGCCGAATGCACGTAGCGCGACGTGACCGAGCGGCCCTTGTGCCCGACCAACGCCGCGATCGCCGGCTCGCTGTAGCCGAGATCCGCAGCGAGCGACGTGAACGAGTGCCGCAGCACATGCGGCGTTACATCGCCGGGCAGCCGGCCGAGCTTGGCAATGCGCGGCCAGAATTTCTTGAAGTGCAGGATCGTCTCCGCGCCGCCGCGCGCCGCCGGAAACACCCGATCGACGCCAATGCGAGGCAAGCCTTTCAGCACGTCGCAGGCGGAATGCGGCAGCGGCCGGATGCTCCGCCCGGTCTTCGTATCCACAAGCAGCGCCGTGCGGCGCGCAAGATCGAGTGCGGCCCAGCGCAAACCCAGCGCCTCGCCGGTGCGCCAGCCAGTCAGCGCCAGGAAGCGCGTCGCGGCAATTGCGGCGGGCCATATTCCCGCGCCTTCCGCCTCGCGCAAGGCGGCGCCGAGCGCTGCATATTCATCATCGGAAAGACGCCGATTGCGCTGTTGGTCAGCGAAGCGCTCGACGCCATGCACGGGGTTGTCAGGCCGCATGCGACGGCGCACCGCGTAAGTGAAGATCCCACCAAGTAGCCCAACTGCACGCGTTGCCGCCGTCCGGCCTCCCGTCACACGCGCGAGGCCGCGCTTCTTTGCCGTCTTCGTCTTGCCGGCCGTCCTGCCTTCGGCCACATCGTGCAAAAGCCGCTCGACATCGTCGCGGTCGACCGCGGCAACGGCGAACCCGCCCAAGAGCGGCTTGATGTGACGCTCAATGCGGCCCCTATCGACGGCGAGCGTGCTTGCCTTCTTTGGGCTCTTGCTGCGGGTCAAGAGCCGACCTGCCTCTGCGTCGGCGAAATAGGCATCACACAGCTCGCTAACCGTCGTCACCTCGCGTGCGGCACGTTTCTCGGCTGACGGATCAGCACCGGTGACGACTTCGCCGAGGATGCGCCGGGCTTCCGCGCGTGCGCTCTCCGGGGTCCACGGCGAGCCGTGCCGTCCGATCGTATGCCAGCGCTGCCGACCCTCCGCCGTGCGATATTTGACGAAATACCAGACCGCCTCGGTCTGACGGCGCCGCGCCCCGAAGCCCGCTACGCCAGCATCCCAGATAATTTCCCCTGGAGAGAGCGCCCGCACCTCCCGCAACCCGACCCGCTTCGGCTCGCTCATCCCGCAGCCTCCTTATTTGTCGCCGGCAACCACGCTGGCAACCAGTTGGCAACCACGACCGCGCAAATCGTAGCAAACGAGGGTAAAGCTCCGCAACGAGAATCGTCGGGTTTACATCGCCTTGCGGGATCGCAAACAAAGTCTGGCAACCAGCCACAAAGCTAAGGAACAACCTTGCCAAGGTTGGGGTCGGGGGTTCGAATCCCCTCGCCCGCTCCATAAAATCAGATAGTTAGATTCGAGAAGCCGATTAGGGGCAGGCTCAAGGTACCGCATGGGTACCACCAATCAGCCGAAACGAGGTTGCGATCTCGGCCGTAACGATAATGGGGCGATCATGAGCATATTCGACACGATCGGTGCGCTGTGCGGCAAATCCGACAGCAGCTTGCATATTCCGGGCGAAGTCGGCCGCCGATTCCGGAATGAAGTCGGCCACTGATTCCGATTTGATCTCGGCCATTCCGATTTGATGTCTGCCACCCCC